GGAAACGGATGCTGAATATCGAGCCAGGATCTATTCAACACCCCTGGACAATCACTGTGCATCAGTAGTTCAGGTCTACAATAGTTTCCTGTTCCGTGAACAACCAGAACGTGAGTTTGGCACCTTGGACAATTCACCTGCTGTGCTTGACTTCTTGAGAGACGCTGACCTAGATGGTCGCAGTTTGAATGCATTCATGAAAGACGTGGCCACCTGGAGTTCAGTGTTTGGACACTGCTGGATCATGGTGGTCAAACCCAACACAGGTGCTGTGACCTTGGCTGATGAACAGGTCCTGGGTGTGAGACCTTACTTAAATCTCATGACACCCTTGGCTGTGACAGACTGGCGTTGGAAAAGATCTGTGACAGGCGTGTATGAACTGGTGTATTTCAAGTATGTGGAAGAATTCACACCCTCAGGCCAAACTGTTAAGGTCTGGACTCCTGACACAATCCAGACAATTGAAGTAGATCAGAAAAACAATCGCATCTTGACGGACTTTACAGAACAGAATGGCCTGGGCTATATTCCTGCTGTGTGTGCCTACAATTTAAGATCAAGTGTGCGTGGCATTGGTGTGAGTGACATCACAGACATTGCTGACAGCCAGCGTATGATATACAACATCAACTCAGAGATTGAACAAAGCATCCGCATTGACTCACACCCCAGTCTAGTGAAGACTCCTGAAACACAAGCTGGTATTGGTGCTGGCTCAATCATACAAATGCCAGACAATCTTGATCCAGGACTCCGACCCTACATCCTGGACTACAATGGTGCTGAACTCAGTGCCATGCTAAGTGTGAAACAAAACCTTGTGGAAGCCATTGACAAGATGGCCAACACCGGTGCCATTCGTGCCACTGAAGCAAGAACACTATCAGGTGTGGCCATGCAGACTGAATTCCAGCTGTTGAACGCACGTCTAAGCTCAAAGGCAGATGGCATGGAACTTGCGGAAGAACAAATTTTCAGCATGTTTGCCAACTACATGGGCACAGAATGGACTGGTCATGTTGAGTATCCTGGATCATTCAACATCCGCGACACAGAAAACAACATGCAGACTCTCAAGACTGCAAAAGAAACTGCCACAGATCCTGGCGTCTACAAAGTAATTGACTATGAGATCTTGGAACTGCTGGGCAAGGAAGAGCCTGCCAAGTATTTGACCAACACTGATGGCCTCCCAGGTGCTTATGTGCCAGCTGACACCCCAGGTGTGCCTGCTGGAGAAAACTGTGCCAATTGCTCATACTACAATCCGTTTGATCAAGGCTGCTCAAAGTGGGATGAAACAGTGAGTCCTGTGTATTGGTGCAGAGCCTGGGAAGGCCGCATTGAAGAAGAGATTGAAAACATGCGAGAGGATACCTAAATGCCTGTGATGCGAGTAATGGGTCCCCGTAACCGTGTGGGTTATCGTTGGGGCACAACAGGCAAGATCTACACAGGTCCTGATGCCAAACAACGAGCTGAGGCACAAGGTCGTGCTGCTTATAGAGCAGGTTACAGACCACCGCCAGGTGAACGCCTGTAATGGCCACCTATCGTGCTACAGATCAAATGGCAGCAGCGGCTAGACGTGGACTTGCCATGCGGGCACAACAGCCTAGAAGCAGTCGCGGTGGCACTGCCATTGGCTTGGCTCGTGCAAATCAATTTGCCAATCAACAAGCCGTGAGCCTGGACACAGTGCGACGCACTTATAGTTTTTTAAGCAGAGCCAGGGTGTATTACAAGCCCGGCACTGAAACACCAGGCACACAGGCCTATCTCTTGTGGGGTGGTCCTGCTGGCCTGGTGTGGGCAAGAGCAATCTTGCGTGAACTAGGAGAAATAGAATGAACAACTACGGACCAAAGAAAAAGAAACCTGGACCAGGACCCAAACCCTACAGGTAATGCCTGGTAAACCAGCACAGATGCGTGTGATCTATAAATACACAACTACTTTATGAAAAGGCGATGCAACGATGTCAGAAAATACATTGGCTCAAGAGGCAACTGGTGCCGCAGAAACACAATCTGAAAACCTGGCAGCAACCAAGACTTACACTCAACAAGACGTTGACAATATGATGGCCCGTATGAAAGGGTCGTTGGAAAAGAAATTGTTAAAACCTTATGAGGACCTGGGCGATCCTGAAGATCTACGACTGTTAAAAGCCGACGCTGAAAAGCGTCAACAAGAGCAACAACTCAAGCGTGGTGAATTTGAAAAAACCCTACAAGAAATGGCTGCCAAAAAGGATGCAGAGATCTCCAAAAGAGATTCAATCATCAAAGAGTATAAGGTCACCACTCCGGTGTTGAATGCAGCAGCAAAGTATCGTGCGGTCAATCCTGACCAGGTGAGAACACTGTTACAATCAAACCTTAGACTCAACAACGAAGGTGATGTTGAAATTGTTGATAGCCACGGTGCTGTGCGTTACACAGACTCTGGTGCACCATTAGCAGTTGATGACCTAGTGCGGGAGTTCCTAGATTCGAATCCGCATTTTGTGTCAGCCGCTCCTGCCACCACAAACTCACAGTCAAATGTGGGCAAAGGTAGCAATCGACCACTTGACATCACCAAACTGGATATGAAAAATCCAGAACACCGCAAGGTCTATGCACAATATCGCAAGACCAGCGGCTTAGCCTAACATTTAAGGAAAATATATTATGGCCGGCTCAACAACCACAACCCTAAACGATCTCTTGCCCGAGATCATCCAAGAAGCCATGTTCGTCGCAAGTGAGCGTTCGATCATGCGTGGCCTGGTAAGAAACTACACTCTGCCAGCAGGCTCAGGTAAAAACGTCAACGTGCCGATTTACCCAATCCAAACAGCAGCCGTGATCACTGAAGGTGATGAAGTCACCAACACCGCAGTGTCAACCAACACAGCACAACTTACTGTTCGCCCTGTGGCCATCCGCACCATGCTTACTGACCTGGCTCGCACGTCAGCTGCCTCAAATGTAGTTGCTGACCTTGGCAAGTTGTTTGGTGAAGCAGTTGCTCGTAAAATGGACACTGACTTGACCACACTGTTTGGTTCACTCAATGCAGGCTTTGGTGATGGCACAGGTGCAATCACAGTTGCATCAATCTTCCAAGCAGTGGCCAAACTACAAGCAGCCGCTGTTCCAATGGAAGGCATGGTCTGTGTGTTACACCCAGAAATTGCTTATGACTTGAAGGCAGCATTGACCACAGGTGGCAATACACCATTCCAAACTGGTGGTCCAAGTGAAAACGCCAACGAAGCCATGAGAACTGGTTATATCGGCACCTTGGCTGGTATCCAAGTTTATCAGACTTCAAACATTCCTGCCCTGGCCAATCCAGGTGACTTCAACGGTGCTGTTTTCCAGCGTGATGCATTTGGTCTAGGCATGATTGGTGATATCTCTATTGAGACTCAACGTCGTGCTGCCTTCCTTGGTGATGACATTGTTTGCTCCGCATATTACGGTGTTGGTATCCTGCAGAACAACTACGGACGTTACTTGCAGTTTGACAGTTCTATCAATCCTTGATCGGAACTTGTAAATCATGGCTTTCATCACATTCAGCGGCACAGTATTGAGTTTCGCCACCAGCGAAGACCTTGATGCTTTGGATGCACGATTGTTTGAACAAAATGAAGGCCTTGACGCAAATTACATTCAGGATCAACTGATCCGCTCGACCACTAGAATACTAGAACTGTTGAGATCTACCGATTGGTGGAGAAGTTATTTTGTTGCTCGTAACACAGGTGCTGGAGCAATCCAGATCAACACTGTGGCAGACATCCCGCCACTGGATCCCACAAAGATCCAAGCCCGCGAAGATGACTTCACAGACCTGTGTTGCTATTACGGCTTATACAATTACATTCTTCCCTACATCGCAGACTTCTCAAATGAAGACTCAGCCGAACGTCGCAAGATGGGTTACTATCAACAGAAATATGATCTGTTGTTTGGTGAACTGATCACTGCTGGCGATTGGTATGACTTTGATGGTTCAGCAACCATAGACTCGTCTGACAAACAGCCTGGTGTATGGAATCTACGGAGAGTGAGATGAGAACACAGATAATTGATTACTTCAAGAGCAACAAAGTCGCTGGTTACACATTGACCGAGGAACTGCCATGGGATACCCAGGGCAATCCCTTGTATCTCAAGAACTTCAAATACATCTATGTTGATTCAGATCAAATTGCACAAGAACCTCTCATTGATGTGCTTAATGGTCCTGGCATTGTGAATGAAATCACAACTGTCACGGCCTATGTCACAACAGACGCAAAAACCCAGCCCTCAAACTATGCCACCATGGTCGCAACATTCATGAATGCTAGATTAGACACAGACATTGCCGGTGTAACCCAACGTGCAACTCAATTGTCTACTTCTTTCACAGGTGACGCTCAGGTAACACAGTTTGATTTCAGTTTTAGACAACTGATTGTAAACTCATAATAAGGAAAAAGCAAAATGGCTTATATCTATCCCATCCCAGGTGTTGCAGCCGCTCAGGTCATATTGACCCTGGACGATGCCACTGGCACACTAACAGGAAACCTAGTGGTTCCTGCACTACAAGATGTCACTGTTGAAAACAGCAACGACGTCTTTACTTGGACTCAACTTGATTCTGGATCCAAGCAACAGGTTGCTACCACAGCAACCAACAGTCTCAGCATGAACATTGTGTTGGATCAGGCTGTGTTCTTTGGCACTGGTGGCACAACCACTGTGGCCAATGTGGGTATCATCGGACTCAGCAAAGCCAAAACACTTGTTGGCTTTGAATTGTATCTAGGCGATACTTCTACCGGCGGTGCTGGCAAGACCATGAGCGGCAACGCTTATGTGACAGGACTGAGCCCTACAGTGAGTGCAGACTCACCTGTGTGGGTGTCACCTGTTACCTTGACAGTGACCGGCGATTACACAGTAACTTAATATTACTGTGAAAAAACAGGGGCTCACAAGGCCCCTTTTTTTGTTTCTTATAAATATTGAAAGAGATTGATGGACATTATAGACCAAAAGACAGATCACGAACTCCACAAGAGTTTGTTGGCAGAAGTGGCCAAGGCCACAAATGAACTACGTTGTGCTCAGGCCGACGTGACCAAAGCACAAAGCAGATTGCAATTTGCCATTGTGTTGTTGAATAAAATGATTGAAAGAAAAGAGATCCAATGAAATTATCACAATTGGCGGCCAAGCCGCAACTGATTCGTATCGAATTAGACACCCCTGAAATAGTAGAACAATATCAAGACACCCTGGAGTTCTGGGTGTATGACCGTCAAGACATGGACGTGTTTGTGAAGTTGGCCACACTGGATGTGAACAACTTTGAAAAACTCACAAGTCTTGTGAACGCAATGATTCTTGATGAAGCAGGTGCCCCAGTGGTCAAGGATGGACTCACACTGCCCAGCGATGTGCTGATGGCAGCCATTCAGAAAGTGATTGAAATCCTGGGAAAGCCTCAAAAGTCGATTTCAGAAAGCCCAGCAGTGAAATGAGTCTTACGTTGACCATTGATTCAGTTTGCAAACGCTATGGCCTATTGCCTAGTGAATTCTTGAATCGTGGCAACAGTCTTGACCTTTACATTGCTGACATCGCCCAACAGTTTGAAACTTATGTGCATAACAAGCACATGAACAAGAACACGCCCTCAGTTCCAGAACCACCGGAACTGAGTGAGAGCGAAATGAAGGCCATGTTAGAACGTGTAAGGAACAAAAAATGACAGTAAAACTCTCGGTTGACACTCGCCAGTTCAGCAAGATGATCGGCCTTGCTCAGCAACAACTGGATACGATTCAAGATCAAGCCTACAAGTATTTCCGTGATCACACTCCCATCCGATCAGGAAATGCTCGTAGGAACACTGTGCAAAAGGGTGATGCCATTGTGGCTGCGTATCCTTACGCAGGTAGATTGGATGAGGGTTACTCCACACAAGCACCAGATGGTATGACCGAGCCCACAATTGATTACATTCAGAAGACCTTGATACCTCAAGCAGTAGGGAGAATAAACCGTGGCAAGTAATATTTCAGTCACGCTTGTTATTGACAACAAGCAATACATCGCAAGTTTAAACCAAGCAGACCGTGCTACCACAAACTTTGCCAAGACCACAGCAACCACTGCCAATAGTGCCACAGCCAGTTTCAATCGAGTCAATGCCAGTGCAGGCACTCTAAACATTGGTTTGTCAAAACTGGCAGGTGTGGCCACAGGTGCGGCATTCATTGGACTGGCAGCCAGTGCTATTCAATTGGCAGATGCAGTTGATGATCTCAGCAAGGCCACCGGTTTCAGTATACAAAGCATTGTGGGCCTACAAGGTGCGGTCAAAGGCTTTGGCATCAGCATGGAACAGACCAACAAGAGTCTGGGCTTTTTCTTTACCAAGATTGATGAAGCTGCCGAAGGTGGTGCCAAGGCACAGGCCACATTCAGCCAACTGGGCATTGACCTTGGTGATTTAAGAACACTCAGCGAACAAGGCCTACTCAACAAGGTGATTGAACAGCTAGCCTTGTTGCCAGCCAGTGCTCAGAAGACTGCCATTCAAGGCGAACTGCTGGGCAAGGCATTCCGTAATGTGGTTATTGATCCTGAGTTTGTGGCCAACCTCCGAGCAGGTGAAGGTGCCGCAGGAGAAATGGCAGAACAAATTGCACGAGCCGCAAGACTCAATGATCAATTTGAAGCCAGCATGTTCAAACTCAAACTGGCATTTCTAACAGCATTTGGACCTATCATTGATGGCATATCAAATGTGGCAGCCATGTTGGCAAAGTTTCCAGCATTGATTCAACTGGTTAGTATTGCATTGTTGGCCATTCCTGGTGTGGCAGTGGGTCGTGCTCTTGTTAGTGGTCTAAGTTTTGCTGTGAAAGGATTCAATGTCCTAAAAAATGCAATCTTTGGTGCAAAAGCAGCCAAAGATGCATTGTCTATGTCTGGTGGCCTGGCAGGCGGTGCAAGAACTGCTGCTGGTAAGAATGTTAGAGACGTAGGCAGTTTTGTCGGTGCCGCAGCACCTATAGGAATTGGTCTTGGTATTGCTGGTGCAACTGCAATTGGTGGCGGGTCAGACAAGGCCAGTGAAGCAGCCGCGTTGGCCGCAGGCAAAGAAGCAGCCGCACAAAGAGAAGTTACCAGTGCCCTGGCAGGCAAACGTGCTGAACTTAGTCAGGTTCTAACTGCCTATCTCAAGACCAATCAAGCACAGATTGACAGTTTGAATCTTGATTCAAGACTCATAGGCACATCGAAAGAATTTGCAGATGCTGAACGTGCCAGAGCAGAAGTTCTTAAACGCAGTCAGGATGAAATAGACAAACTCACAGCCCTGAAGGCTCAGATGAGTGAGACTGATAAAAAACTTGGCCTAGGCAAAGTCTATGATGAACAAATTGCCAAGATAAAGAGTGTGATGGGTGCCGAAATAGATCGTGCGGCACGAGCAACTGAAAACAACAACCGTCTGCTTACGCTGGAAAAGGCTCGTCAGTTTGCAATCTCACAAGAGATCAGTCTCAACCAACAACTGGCCACTCTGCAAGACAGCATTGCCACACAGTTGTTGCCTGAAATTGAAAAACGTTATTATGCCATTGGTGCCGCTGCCAAGGCCGCAGCCGCTAGTGAAGTAGCCGCTGAAGAACAACGTTTAGGTCGCAAACTCAACACAGCCGAAGTAGAAAACTACTACAAGATGGCAGCCGCTGGTGCTGACAAACTAAAACAAAAACAACTGGAACTGTTGCAAGTAGAAAGCAAACGCAGTCTTGTGTTGTTTGGCATCAAGGCACAGATCGACAACGAAAACAAACTGTTGAGTATTCAAGATGAAATGGCCAAACTGACCTTGCCAGCCATAGAACAAAAATATTATGACATATCAGCTGCCGCAAGAGATTCAGCCAAGGCTGCTATCGAAGCAGAAGAAGCAAGAATTGGTCGACGTCTTGATCCAGCAGAAGCCCGAGCCTACTATGATGCAGCCAGCAAAGGCAGTGAACGCCTGGCCAAGCAGACCAAAAGTTTGTATGATCAGTCAAGAACATTTTCTACAGGTTGGAAGAAAGCATTCAACGAATACAAAGATGCTGCCACAAATTCAGCAGCCGCAGCTGCCAGAGTGTTTGACAAGTTCACAAGTGGCCTGGAAGATGCAATTGTAAACTTTGCCAAGACAGGCAAGTTTGAATTCCAAAACTTTGTGGCTGACATGGCAGAAGAATTGCTACGCAGCCAAATCAAACAGACCATTGCTGGCCTAGGCGACAGTCTTGGTCTTGGCAGCCTGTTTGGTGGATCGGGTGGAGGTGCCGCAGGAGACACTCCTAGCAATCCAAGTTATACCTACATTGTGAATGGCGGCGACGTGGGTGGCATTGTGGGCAGCATGGCTGGTGGCGGTGGATTGGGCAGCATATTTGGTAGCAGTTCCAAAGCACCCTCAACTGCCAGTGGCGGCGGCATTGGTGGCATGATAGGCAGCATTGGTTCTGGCATCAGCAGTGTGTTTGGTGGTATCTCGGACGCAGTTGGTAGCATATTCAGTGGAGGCGGAGGCGATTCTGGTGGCGGCTTCTTTAGCGGCATCAGTGACTTGTTCTCAGGATTCTTTGCCAATGGTGGCAACATACCACAAGGTAGATTTGGCATTGCTGGTGAAGCAGGTCCAGAATTCATTGGTGGCCCAGCCTCAGTAACACCCATGTCAGGCACCAACGTGACCTACAACATTCAAGCAGTTGATGCTGCCAGTTTCCAAGCACTTGTTGCACGTGACCCAGCTTTTATTCACGCAGTAGCACAAGCAGGTGCAAGAACTATTCCTGCAAGAAGGTAACATTATATGACAACAGCATTTCAATATGTGTTTGACAAGGCAGAATCAATTGGATTCAATCGCAGAGCAGTCACAGCACAAACAATCTCAAGAGACAACACAGTGAGAACAGTAAGCCGTGGCGGACAGATATGGCGTTTTGATGTCAAACTTCCAGATGGTATTAGATGGAGCGATGCAAGACCCTATATCGAAGCCATAGACAATGCCGACAGATACACCATTGGCACAGTGCAGTTAAACAATGCCGGCTACAATTCGTGGATGATACCTTATCGTGGCAATTCAGCAAATTACACTGGATTTCAAGCATCCTGGACACAAGGTGCCACAGCCATAACATTGACCACAAGCCCAACTACCACAAGCGGTTACAAGTTCCGTGTGGGTGATATCATTCAACTGGGCACAGGCAGTGTTTACAGTGTTAGTGCCGATGTGGCTTTCAACTCAAACACAGTGAATGTGAACAGAGCCATACTAGATGCCACTGGCTCTGGTGCCCTAAGCGTGGCTGAAAATGTGACCTGGAGTGTGGTCTGCACTGAACTGCCCAACTGGACTATATTTGCAAGAGATCAAGTTTCATGGTCAGGCAACTTTGTATTCTATGAATCGAGAACATAATGGCATTTGATCTCTCTGGTTATCCCGCAATTGAAACAGCATTATTTGTGCGAATTGATGTGC